TGCTATGATGAAACTGACACCTGCATATAACGACATAGACACCGTTGTTACACAGGAATCAGTTGAAGGCTTTATTGAAACTCTCGCTGGTGAACATGCAAAATCAGCTGGTATATCACATGTAGAGGCTGACCTTGTTATCAGAACGGCAATCTGGAAACAGCCTAATCCTTATGAGTTTCTGTATCAGAAGTTAAAAGTGCAGCCACAAGCAACAGTGCATTCAGCTGCCTCGACAGTGAAACAACCTCCAGCTGCTCCATCTTCTGTTGCAACTATGGGAACTGGAGCAACAAATACAGCCGGTTGGACAGAGGCTAAAATCCTCGCTATGCCGGTTGAAGACTTGTACAAAGTGCCAAAAGACATATATGAAAAGTATATGAGAAATGAATTATAATTTTATAGGAGAATAAAATGCCTACACCAAAGACACAATTCTTGACAAATGACCCACTGACACGAAAAAAGTGGGCTAATGACCTTTTCACTACCCTGATGCCTGATGTAGAATTTAACTATCTCATAGGTAAAGACAGAGACGCTGCCGTTCAAATGCGGACAGAGCTGGGAAAGGGTGAAGGAGATACCATTATCTTCGGTATCAGAAAACCCCTGGTTGGAGAAGGTATCGTTGGAAACGAACCTATTGAAGGGAATGAAGAAATGCTGCGTTTTGCTGACTTCAGGGTAACTATTGATGAGCGTCAGCACGCCGTTGATACTGGCGGAAAAATGGAAGAGCAGCGTATTCCCTATAATCTCATGCAGGAAGGAAAAGCAGGACTTCAGGACTGGTGGAGCAACTGGCTGTCAGAACTGCTGATAAATGTCCTTACAGCGAACACCAGTTACAAAGTCAAGGGAAAGTTTTTCGCTAATGACATTCTTGCCCCTGACACCAAACACTTCATGACTGTCAACGACACAGCTGAGGCAAGCATGACCAGCGCTGACGTTATTGACCTGACTTTCCTTGACAGGGTAAAGCAGCGGGCAGAACTCATGAACAGGGAAGGTACAAACCACTGGAAAATTCGCCCCATTTCGCTGAAAGGAAAGAATTACTACCGTGTACTTCTCCCCAGTTTCCAGTTTGATGCCCTTCACCAGAACACAAACTTGGCACAGTGGGGCGACCTGATAAGAAGTGCCGGGAAGCTGGCAATGCCTGAGGTAGAGATTGAATATCGTGGACTTCTGATTTCAAAGTCAGAACGCTGTCCGAATGTTCTTCCTAACTCTGTTGACCCCCGTGCCGGTGTCTATCGTGGAGTTCTTCTTGGAGCGCAGGCTGCGTGTGTTGCCTGGGGTGGTGCTGGGGACAGCAAGTCAACAACTATGTCCTTTCACCCATACACAAAAGATGCCGACCGTTTCGCTATGATTCGTGGCGGAGGGATTCTCGGAATCATGAAAACCCGCTTTGATGCTGTAGACTATGGCTCAATTGTTCTCAGTGGCTGGGGAGCGCCCTTAGCCTAAAAGGAGATAACACATGACAGATTACTATGACAATGGTGGAAACACTGAGGACTTTAAGCTCGTCCGTTCTAAGAAGGTATCCGGTGCTGTTGCTGTTGGAACACACAGCGTGGTAAGGATACCAAAAGGGGCGTTTCTTAAAGATGTCTGGCTTGAAACGACAGAGACCCTTGTACCTGGAACAGCACTTGCATTAACAGTCGGTTTCACTGGAAACAAAGAAACAGCAGACGCTGATTACTTTCTTATCAATGCTGACGTTGGCGCCGGTGCTGTAGGTATCTACAGGGCTTCCCAGGCAGCTACACCCTTTGAGGGAAAACGCTTTCTTGATTCCAGCGGCACAATTACACTGACCCTCGGTAGCGGCAGTAACTTAACAGCAGGGGCTTTCAGAGTCCTTGCAGAATATTCAATTCTTTGGGGATAGAAATTTGCATTATGCAAGTTTCTGAGGAGATATAAATGGCTACAGAAATTTTGGACTTAAGAAGGACTGATGAGAGGAATACTTATCTTCAGCACCCTATCTGGATAGCGTCTGCTGTTATAAATAAAACAGCACAGGGAAAGGCAGCAATATTGTTTTCATTCCCTTCTTCAAAATATAAACATGTTCTTGTGCATGATATTGCTGTTGAGGTAACTGAGGGCTTTGTTGGTGGTACAGTAACACTGGATATTGGCAGACATTCTATCCCACTTGAAACAAGTACAACAGGCGGTGTTGCTACTGTAACGGATTCTGATGCCTATATTCCAGCTGCCGACATTCCTGAGGCTTCTGTTCGCTGGTCAATGCCTGCTACAGGTGCTTTTATCACAGAGAAAGCAGCTGGTAGCTCAGTAATGCCTGTGCAGATTCCTGTTTATTCTTCTAATATTCTGTGCATTTCTGCTGAACTTGCTTCTTCAGGCACAATCACAGCTGGGCAGGCACGTGTACATGCTTTGGTTTCATTGTTTTAGGGAGATATAAATGGCTACAGAAATACTTGATTTAAGACGGACTGATGAGAGGAATACTTATCTTCATCATCCTACATGGCTAGAGATGGCTGCTATTAAAGGTAACGCTCGTGGTAAAGCTGCTATACTTATGTCTTTTCCAGCTACAAAAGGCGTAGGTTTTCTTATTCATGAGTTATGCTGCCGTATTGTAACACCTTTTGTAAGTGCTACTAGTGCGATTATTATTGTAGGTAATCACACAATAGCAACTGAAGATGCTGTTGATGGTGATACAGCTACTGTTGTAGACACAGATGCTTACATGGAAGCTGGTGATATGTCTGAATACATAGCAGGTATCTATTTCCCTAGAGGTGGAGCGTTTGTAACACAGCTCGCAGCTGCTACAACCTATACAAGACCTTCTTTTATAGTGGGTTCTGATGCTACTGTTACCTGTATTTCAGCTGAACTTTCATGCACTTCAATAATTACAGCAGGCGAAGCTCGTGTCTACGCCTTAGTGTCAACTATACAAGGTACTTAAACTATGAACTTATCACAGATTAGACAGGAAGTTGAATTGCTGGTTCAAGACGTAAGTTATGCAAAAAGCTTAGACAGTTATATAAACCAAGCATTAATAGAGGTTTGCGACCTTGTAGCACTGCCGTCTTTGAAAGTAGTTGACGTTGTTACTACAGAGGTTGACAAACGCTATATTTCTCTGTCAACCTCTGTGCTGGGTGGCTTTTCTGGTAGGCTCAGGAAGCTTTTTGATAGTCAGGGTAGGCTGTTAAAGGTCTACCCTGACCTCGAAGCTTTTATAACTGACTATCCTTTGATAGCAACTGGTAGTGTTGAGGCAGCTGCTCTTGAATGTGGTGTGCTGTGGTATGCTAATGTTCCAGCGGAAGTCAGTAACTTGACCGTTATCTACTATAAAAATCCAACCGTACTGGAAGAGGATTCAGATATTCCTGACTGCCTGCCAGAAAGCCTGCATAGAAAGTTACTTATTCATGGTGCTGCTTTTATGATTTTTGACCAGATTGAAGATGGTGCTGAAGGAGCGAAGGTGAATACGTTGAGTCATTATTATCATTCGCTTAATGATAAGACATCAGCAACTGGTGTTAAAAGTGGTGTTCAGTTACTACGTGAGTATGTTGGTGGCAGAAGAAGTAATCATCAGAGCAGTGTTTGGAGGTATTAATGATAGAATTTGCAAGAAGACTATTTCCAAGTGCTGTCAATAGCCAGGGGATTATTTTTAACGGCACTACCTGGATAGCAGCTTCAATGTATAAGAAGGATGAGGTAGATACTCTGCTGTTAGGGAAGGCAGAAGCAAACCATAATCATTCTGGGGTTTATGAACCTGCCTTTTCAAAAAACACTGGATTTAACAAAAATCTGGGGACTACGTCCGGCACGGTTTCAGAGGGCGATCACGCTCATACAGGCGTATATCAGCCGGTACTAACTAACCCGGTAACAGGCACGGGAACGACCGGGTATCTGACAAAATTCACGGGTACAAGCGCTCTTGGCGACTCTGCTATTTTAGAAAATAGCGATCATTTCGTTATCGGAAAAGATTTATTAACAGACCGCTGGTTAAATCATGATTCAAATGTTGCTATCGGAATTGACACTTTTGGAGCTGGGGCATTATCTCATGCAGCGAATT